CAGCTTATGCGGGGTTCGCACGGTTACGTGCGAGCTGTATGTAGGAGGGAATGTAAAAGGAGGGGAGGTTTGCTGTCCCTCCCCTTACGTGTTACTGGAGTGTAGATTCCGCGAGTGCGATTGCTTCCGCCTCAGTCTTACCAGCAGCAAGGAACACCTTGACCAATGTCCTTACCTGTAGTTGACGGTCATTTTCCAACGTAGGCTTTTCGTATCCAGCCGCATCGAGCGCCGCTTGCATGGCTTTCTGCCTTGCATTTGCTTTCCGCTGATTGTTCTTGAAAGCAACAATCTCATCATCTGATGGATAATCGTTCTTGCTACGAATTTCTTCCACGCTTTCGTAGGCATCGAACGTGCCATCAAACTTGATAGCAGGTGATACGGGCTTTCCATAGGCGGATTCAATCGTGCCGGAGAAACGTTCAGTCTTCATCTGTGTATCCTTTCCTGTAGCGTGATTGCTACTCTCACAATATACGCCTCCATGCTCGTCGTGTCAATAGGCCAGGTCAATATATTTTGTATGAGCGCGCACAGATACCGGGAACCTTGCAAGGTCTTCCTTGCAAACATACGCACAGCCACCTGCACATTGGAGGGGTCTTCCCCTCCAAATTCTAATTACATGTAATATACGCACAGCGACGGCGCACAGCTACCGCCACATGGCCCAAAAATTACGATATTGTGATTGTTGCCTGGGGATGGGAATTACAGGAAGGAAAAACGAGAGGGGATTGACAATCCCCCCTCATGTAACCGATTGGAACTACTCGGCCCACTCGACGCCGAGTGTAGACGATGCGAGCGTGCGCGCCTCGGTTTCCGACTTGCCAGCGGCCACGAAAACCTTGTAGAGCGTGCGGAGCTGCAACTGTGCATCCGTTTCGAGAGTCGGCTTCTCGTAACCGGCTGCGTCCAGTGCCGCCTGCATTGCCTTCTGTCGCGCGTTCGCCTTTTTCTTGTTGTTGACGAATGCGACAACTTCGTCATCCGACGGATACTCGTTTTTCGTGCGAACTTCCTCGACGTTCTCGAACGCGCTGTAATCCCCCTCGAACTTGATTGCAGGGGAAACAGGCTTCCCATACGCCGATTCGATTGTGCCACTGAACTTTTCGGTTTTCATACTGTCTACTCCTGTTTACTGCGTTTACGAGTTGTGCTTGGCAGTGGCGGATTCTGGTGCTTACTGCCCTTATGGGACTTACTGACCTACCGCTCACTGCCGGACCAGTGTCTCATACCCCTAGACTAGAGTCAAATCGACCTCGACTCTAACTCGTTGCAAGTCATAGGGATAAGTGCCCTGATTTTTTTACTTTTTTTTTTCGCGGCTCGGAACCTCGGACCACCCCACCCCACCCCCATGTAATATGAGCCTCATACACATACTCCGGGACGGCTTGATTCCAATTACATGTGATTGGAAGAAAACATAAAAGAACCTATATTTTCTGTAGAAAAAATAAAATTTATATCTCATCTATACATGTAATAACTACTACTTGTTGTTAAACATAAAGGCGAAAGTTTCGGTGAAACGACCTACCCCTCCCGTAAGTGGCTGAGCGAGAACGACTTACGGCGATTTGACAAGCCACTATATGTTGTGGTAGGATTGGCCGACAGCAGACATCTGTCCAATCCATTAGTAATTGTCAATATATGTATTCGTGATTAGGAGAAGATATATTTACGTCTAATGGATGGACATGGCAATAGGTATCGTAACAGACGACGATTTACAATCTGAACTTGATAGATTAAATGGAGTGCGTAAGACTCCAGAAGTTGAGATTGTAGATAAACCCAGTAAAGGTAGAGATGAAGGGGATGTAAATGTCCCTGATTCTCTACGTCAGATTATTGGGGAAACTGCCGTTGTAGATGGTAGACAATCTGCACTTGCTCTCGCTAATATGTTCGGTATTAGCGATTCAAGTGTAAGCGCGTATGCTAAAGGCGCTACGTCTACTGCATCCTACGATACTCCCACCAAATCCATAATCGGTCACATCAATAAGTCCCGCCAGAGAGCTATTAAGAAAGCCGGTAAAGCTCTCACTGAAGCAATCGACAAGATAGACGAGAATAAACTTAACGATATGTCAGCTAAGGAATTAGCTGGTATCGCTAAGGATATGTCTGTCGTCATTAAGAATCTTGAGCCTCAGAAACCAATGGGTGAAGGAGAAGATAAGAATACTCCCCAATTCGTTATCTTCGCTCCACAGTTCAGAGATGAACGTTCGTTTCCATCTATTACAGTTCAGGAGTGAAGACAATGAAGCGCGTATTACTTACAGTTCTTCTCCTTCTAGTTCCATCCATTGCTTACTCTCAAGCTATTCCTACTTCACGATTGGGATGGGACCAAGATGCTCCAACGCTTGCAGATGCTCAGGCATATGTATATAAATACTATGCCGATGGGTCTACAACTGGTGTTGTTCTTAGTGGTGTTACTTGCACTGGAACTGCTAGTCCTTTCGTTTGTTCCGCTTCATTTCCAGCATTTACTCCTGGAAATCATCGCATCACCTTAGCTGCTTCCAATGCTGCTGGTGAAAGTGATAAGTCACTCCCTTTAGATTTCACGTTTATCGTAACCCCCGGCGTTCCTCGTGGCCTTAGAATCATCGGAGGTTAAATGCCTACAGAAGTTCTTCCTCTCGGTGTAGTATTCTCAATGCTACAGAATGTGGTGTATGCCTTGCCCGCATCACGTTGTGTATTGTTTACTGATGGTGCAGCACCCACTATTCAACAGTCTACTACACTTGCATTTACTGCAAATGTGCCTGTAGTGCTGACTAATGGACAAATGGAACTTTCAGGTGGCTACATTCGTTGCACTAACCTCGCAACTTGCAATGTCATTCTCAAGAAGGCTTAAAACTATTGTGCGTGGAACATTCCACACAGTAGATGTAGCTCTTGGGATTGGCATACTAATTATTCTTCTGCCTCCTATTCTGGTGGCAATGCAAATCCACCGCATTAAGCAGTGGTCTGAAGATTACAACGAGGAATTGTAATGGCGTATACATTCAGCAAAAGCATTTTCAAGTCCAAGACGCTGTGGGCCAATCTGCTAATGGGCGCAGCCGCTTTTCTACTTGAATTGCCTGTAGGTGCAGACATTCAGGTAGCTGTAGCAACTGCTGTGAATGTGCTTCTGCGTTATACGACTACGCAGCCTGTTCACGTAGTCGAACCAAAATGATGGATGCAGAGTTTGCTAAATGGCTGGCTACACTGGGAGTAGGAGGTGTATTAGCTGGCTTGATGTTCATGTTCTATCGAAAGGACATTAAACAATACACAGAACTCTGGAAGACTGCTACAGACCAGTTAATGTTAATCGTTAAGGAGAATACGGCCTCCAACGCGAAACTAATTTCAATGATTGAAGCTCAGGAACGTAATGCAGTTCGTAAAGAAGATATTACGCTCCTAATTGAAAAGCGTTTAAGAGATAAAGATGGACATTCTTGAGCGCGTAGAATCTAACTGGTCTAAACGTAATAAGAACGAATGGAAACCAGAACCTAAACAGGAGACGTTTCTAGCGGTTCCTACTACCATTAAGGAAGCATTCTATGGTGGTGGTGCTGGTTCTGGAAAGTCCGACGTTCTCTTACTCTATGGTATTGTCCATAGATGGCATGAACATCCTAAGTTCAAGCAAGTATTTCAGCGACGAACTTTCCCTGAGCTACGGAATGAAATCATTCCAAGAAGTAGGGAGCTATACAGAAGGTTTGGAGCTAAATTCAATAAAACTGATATGTGCTGGACATTCCCGCGTCCAGACCAATATGGAAGTGGAATGAATCCTGATGGTGCATTAATATTTTTGGGTCATTGCGAGAACGAAGATGACGTTCATCAATATGACTCAATGCAGATTAACTTATACACTCCCGATGAGTTGACTTCATATACAGAGTGGATTTACCTGTATATAGCTTTTCAGCGCGTTCGTTCTCCTGTTCCAGAGTTACCCGCGATTGTTCGTGGAGCAGGAATGCCGGGTGGCATAGGCCACACATGGGTAAACAAAAGATTCATTAAGCCTGCTCCTAAAGGTGGAGTGGTAATCGTAGGACGAGGGGGTAATAAAAGGATATACATTCACGCAACCCAAGAAGACAATCGTCATGTTGACCCTTCGTATAAGCAGTCTCTCCAAGGTATTACGATTGAGGCTGAACGTAAGGCGAAACTATACGGTGATTGGGAAGCATATCAGGGACAGGTTTTTGATGAGTTCCGCGATAGGAAATTCCAAGACGAACCTGATAATGCATTGCATGTTTGTGAACCTTTTGACATTCCAGCATGGTGGCCGCGTATTGTAATTGGTGACTGGGGATTCGCTGCAATGACCTGGATTGGTTATGCAGCTATTAGTCCTAAGAAAAGAGTCTACATTTACCGAGAACAATACTGGGTTAAGACCAAAATTGCTGAATGGGCACCCTACGTTAGAGTTCATGTTGAAAAAGAGAATCCGAGGCTCATTCGTTTTTGTAAATCGGCTGGACAGGAAAGGGGACAGGAACATACAATTCAGCAACAAATAGAAGAAGAATTAGGTCAACCCATAGAGTTGTCACTTAATTCTCCTGGTTCGCGTGTTGCTGGTAAGTTGTTAATTCATGAATATCTGCGGTGGAAACAGAAGATGATTCCACAAGCGGAACTGCCAGTATACGACGAAGAACATGCCATGTGGATTCTTAGGAATCGAGGCATGAATGAATACAAAGCGTATATGGCATCGCTCACTCCGCAGGAAGAGGAAACAAATCTTCCAAAGCTACAGATATTCAAAGATGCTTGTCCACAACTCGTCGAGGCTATTAAAGCCTGTTCATACGATAAGCCTAAAGGAAATAAGCCCGCGGAGGACATTGCTGAATTTGAAGGAGATGACCCGGTTGATGGGTTGCGATATCTTGTAGACGCTGCTGAAGCATTCTTTGATGATGCGAACCAAGAGTGGAAAAGGGTTGAAGCGCAAGAAAAACTCGTTGAAACTCTTAATCAAAATCAAGATTGGACGGCGTTCTACAGAAATATGCGTAAAACCGAGTCAGACGATAGTATTAAACCTATCGCCAGATACAGAAGGCACTAGTGATAAAAGAATTACTTTACAAGTGGTTCGGGCTTGAACCTCCGACTTGTTTAACATGTGAAGTTCTCCGCTCGCAGCTCGATGAGAGCAATATTGAGCGTAGAGAATTACTCGCACGGTTACTGGAAAGAGACAAGCCCGAATCTGTTTCTTCTGCTAAAGAGCAGGAAATGCAGCCAATACGTCCACAATTTACACCGTGGCGTGTTAGGCAGCAAATGTTAGAAGCTGAAGACCGTAAACAGGCTCAACTTCTGAAAGAAAAACAGAAGGAAATGGCCGAAGCTCGTAAACCCAATATCGAGGAACTAGAAAAAGAGCTAGATATTCCTCAAGAGGGAACAAATGGCTAGAAACTCCTACGATATTACAGGTGATATGGGTGGAGGTGTTGGTCCTTCATTCATGCGTAAGAAGAATCAGCGTCAGGAAAAACAAACTGGCGCACAAGCTGCATCCGAAGGTGCCGAACGTCTTGGCAGATTCGGTGGTGCAATGAAAGATAAGAAAGATGGAAAAGACGCGGTTACTCGTCTTCAGGAATACGCAAAATCTGAAGCCGAAAGACAGCGTAAAAAGAAGGCAGAAGACGAAGCCAAGAAAAAGAAAGAAAAGGAAGGCGGAGTCGCACCGTCTAAAGGCTTCATTGAACGAATGCGAGATTACTGGTTCCCTGCGAAGAAGCAGTAGTGCTCAAGATAGAGTTAACTGCGGAAAATATTGATATAATTAGAAGAATTCTTCTATTATATAGCAGTGACTCTCAAACCGCGGAACAAGCACTAGCAGCAATCCTTAGTTTGGGTAAGGACAAAAAGTAGGTAATTATGGCCTTCTGGAGCAAACTCGGAAAAGGCTTACTAAAAGTAGGAAAAATTGCTGCTCCTATTGCACTTGGTGCTACTGGTGTAGGATTACCAGCAGCTATGGCAGTATCCGGTGGCTTAAATGCACTGGATAAAAAGGTTTCAGGTGGTTCATGGAAAGATGCACTGAAATCTGGTGCTATGGGTGCTGGTATGGCTGCTGCTGGTGCAGGTGCAGGTAAATTAGGTGGATGGGCCGGTAAATTTGCAGGTAAAATGGGTGCAAAAACTGGTCAACAGGCTGGTGCTGGTTATGCACGTAATGCCATAGAAGGTGTGGCTAATCGTGCAATGGCTCCACAACAGTCTGCATTCCAACGTATCATGGGTAACATTGGACAAGGAGCACGCACTGCACAAGATGTAATGGGTGCTGTTGGTTCAATGCGCGGTGCAATGGGTGGTGGAATGGGTGGATACAGAACTCCACCATTTAATCCCAATGCAGGCGGTTATCCTGGTGCTCAAGGACGTATTCCCGGTAGGATGATGGGGCAAGCAATGGGACGTATGGACCAGCGTGCTCCAAATCTTGCATATGCACTTCAGCGTGGACGTAATGAAGCCATTATGAATCAGCCATTTCGTATGGGTGGTCAAATGGCTACAAGCGATGAAGGCGACCCTGCTTCCATGCGCTATGACCAATTGCCTCCCATTTATCCAAATCAGCAAATGGGACGTGGTATCAATCCTCGTATGATGCCACAATACTAAATGGCAAAAGAACTAGACGACCGAATTAAAAATCTTCTTAAGCAAGTAGTCGAGCATTTCGACGAAGAAGATAGAGCTGTGCGTGACCGCCAAATTAGAACTTGGCGTAGACTCAAATTGCTGTGGGAGAACATACAGCATACATACTACAGTGAAGTTGCACATGATTGGCGTATACCTGACTCAGAACGAGTAGGTGAAGATACGGACCAGGGATACTATGATAAACCTGTCAATGTATTCCGTGCGTATCTTGAGTCTATCATTGCTGCGCTTTCTGTTACCGTTCCTCCTGTTACCTGTTATCCTGATGATGCTGATAATCCTCTGGACCTTGCAACAGCTAAGGCCGGAGACAAGATTGCAGAACTAATTTTCAGGCATAACGATTCACCACTTCTTTGGCTTCATGCACTTTTCGTTTTCTGCACTGAGGGAATGACTGCGTGCTATTCTTATCCCAAAGAGGATGAGAAATATGGCACGTATGAGGAAAAGAAATACGAGGAATCTCTCGAAGAACACGAGTATTCTATTTGTCCAATTTGCAAAATGGAAATGGCAGATAGAATTATATCCGATCAGCAACGCGACAAGTATAATCCTGATGATGATGATGTTGTTGCGAACGACATTCTATTTAATCAGGAAATGGACTTATGTCCAAATTGTGCGCGTATGGTCATACCAGACCTACAGAAATCTACTCTTACTGTTACGCGCCTTGTTGGGATTACTAGTAACCCGAAATCTCGTATCTGCTTGGAAGTTTACGGGGGATTGTTCGTAAAGGTTCCAATCTGGGCACGTAAACAGGAAGATTGTCCCTACCTCATTTACGCCTACGAAACACATTATGCCAATGTTCTACAACAGTATCCTGAATTACGGGATAAGATTGTAAAACAAGGCGCAGGTTCTCCGGGTGGATACGAACTATATGAACAGTGGGGACGTTTGTCACCACAGTATCATGGTGAATATCCAATCAATAACGTAACCGTTCGTAATTCATGGTTACGTCCGAGTGCATTCAACGTATTACAAGATGAAGAGGCGGAAGAACTTAAAAAACTCTTCCCGAATGGCGCAAAGGTCGTTATGGTTAACGACTGCGTTGCTGCCGCTTGTAATGAAGCACTCGACGATTGTTGGACACTTACTTATAATCCCCTTGCGGATTATATTCATTTCGACCCGATTGGTTTGCTTCTTGTTTCGGTTCAAGATATTACCAACGACCTCATTTCGCTGGTATTGCAAACAGTTGAGCACGGAATACCACAGACATTTGCAGACCCTAAAGTATTGAATTTCAATGCTTATAGGAATTCTGAAGTAATTCCTGGTGGTATTTATCCTGCTACTCCAAAGTCGGGTAAACCTCTATCGGAGGGCTTCTATGAAGTAAAAACAGCTACTCTTTCCGCCGAAGTGCTACCGTTTGCGAATAAAGTCCAAGAAGTAGGCCAGCTTGTATCTGGAGCACTCCCGAGTTTATTCGGTGGACAAGTAAGCGGTAGCAGAACTGCATCCGAATACTCAATGAGTAGAAGCCAGGCGTTACAGCGTCTTCAGACTACATGGAAGATGCTAACAGTTTGGTGGAAAACTGTATTCGGTAAAGTCATCCCCATGTATATCAAGGAAATGAAGGATGACGAACGGCAAGTGCGTAAAGATGAGTTCGGTAACTTCATAAATGTCTTCATTAGAAAAGCAGAACTTGAAGGCAAAATTGGTTCTGTTGAACTTGAAGCGAATGAGAATCTCCCAATTACATGGAACCAGCAAAAGGATGCTGTCATGCAATTGCTGGAGACGAATAATGAACAAATTATCGGGACACTGGCATCACCGGAGAATCTTCCCTACATCAAGAGGGCGATAGGTCTTACTGACTACATCGTTCCTGGTGAAGATGATAGGGCTAAGCAATACGAAGAAATTCAACAGTTAATTAACTCTGAACCAATTGTTATGCCTCCTGACCCAATGATGGTCATGCAGGCGCAGCAAATGGGAATGCCTCCTCCACAGGAACAAGAACTTCCTTCTGTGGAACCTGAACTCGATGTAGATGACCACAAACTAGAAGCTGACATTTGTAGACGTTGGCTTGTATCTGACGCCGGTAGGCTTTGTAAGATTGAAAATCCTCCTGGTTATAAGAATGTTCTTTTGCACATGAAAATGCACAAGGACATGGATATGCAAAAACAAATTCAAGAGATGATGCAGCAGGCTCCTCCAATGGACCCAACGGCGGAAGTAGGAGCACCGCCCGAAAACATGCCCCCAGAAGGGCCAATACAAGGAGATGAAAATGTTCCGACTGTTAATTAATCCACTACTTGCTCCTGAAGGTGAAGGCGGTGGTGGTGGTTCATTAGATAAGGAAGATGTAATTGAACTCCTTGGCGAAGAACCAGAGGAAACTCTCGACATTACTCCGCCTAAAAAGCCTGATGGAAAGGAGACTCCAGATTCTTCTCTCGATGAAAAAGAAACTGATGAGAGCGAAGAAGAACAAGAAGAAGAAGTAGATGAACTGAAGGAAATCGAGGAAGAACTCGAAGGTCCATCAGAAGAAGACCTGGAGTTAATGACTCCAGTTCGTAGAAAAGAGATACTTGCAAAGTATCCAAAACTTTTCAAAGATTTTCCGTATCTCGAAAAGGCATACTATCGAGAACAGCAGTTTACTGAGCTACTCCCGACAATCAACGATGCAAAGATTGCGGTAGAGAAAGCTCAAGTTCTCGATAAATTTGACCGCGAGATAATGAGCGGTGATTTAACTACCGTTCTAGCGGCAGCAAAAGAAGAAAGTCAAGAAGCATTCCTAAAAATTGCTGACAACTATCTTCCTGCACTGCGTAAGGTAGACCAGCAGGCGTATTATCACGTCCTTGGTAATGTTATCAAGGATACCATCATTACGATGGTTCGTGAATCGCGTGCATTGGGAGAACAGGGACAACCATTACAGGCCGCTGCAAATATTTTGAATCAGTTCGTATTTGGTTCAAATACTTTCCAGCCGCCTCAGCCTCTTTCTAAATCTTCAAAGCCTGAAGATAAGAATAAAGAGGATGAAATTCGTCAGCGTGAACAGCAACTCGTTATGGGTCAGTTTGAATCTACCCGTGATGATTTGCAGTCCAGAACAGACAATGTTCTGAAAGCTACAATCGACGGTCATATTGACCCCAAAAAGTCAATGACCGATTACGTTCGTAAGAATGCATCGCGTGAGGCTTTTGAAACATTAGAAGGTCTAATGACAAAAGATACGCGCTTCCGTGGTCTATTGGATAGACTGTGGGAAAAGGCATTCGAGAAGAACTTCGACAAGGAATCTACAGACAGGATTAAGTCCGCCTATCTCTCCAAAGCAAAAACGCTATTGCCTAGCGTCATTAAAAAGGCACGAAATGATGCTTTGAAGGGATTGGGTAAGCGCGTAAAAGATGATGATGAATCATCTGAAGAAACGACTCCTAAAAAGGGTCCAATTACACCAGGGCGGTCCACTAGCCAATCGAGTGGAAAGATAAAGAAGGCTGGCGACATTCCGCGTGGTATGTCAACACTAGACGTATTAATGCAGGATTGAGGACATGGCTCACATTGTAACCTCACAAAGAAACGTAACCATCCAATTTACGGGTGGTGTTCAAGCCGCTAACACATTTTCAGCGGCCAACAATGCGGCCAGTCCTGGTCAGATTGAATTACGCACTCTGGCTGCTGGCCCGAATACAATAACTCCGCCTAGTGGTGGTTCTACACCTAAATCATGCACGATTATTCCTCCAGAGGGTAATGTTAATCTCATTACTCTCAAAGGTATCGCTGCTGATACTGGTGTAGCACTCCACAAAACGGACCCTACAACCATTGCATTGGACAGTCCAATTGCTACATTCGTGCTTGATGCTGCACTTCAAGTAATCGGTGTAAGATTGGTCTGGGCCTAAGAGGAAACACTAATGGCAGTTGTTGAAGCGCAAGTAGCAGCACTAGAACTGGAACGGGTTATCCCGAAGGTTCGTGTGTTGTTCGAGCGCGATGATAAATTCTTTGCAAACATCAAGAAGCGTGATGTTGAAAAGATTTCTCATCGCCAGATGCGTGTTCCACTTGAACTGCGTCCTGGTGGCAGCTTTCAGTATTTCAATCCTGATGGTGGCGACCTTGGACGTGGTGGTGGTCCTACGTTCGATAAGGCAGTTCTCAACTGTGTATTCTTGTCAGAGAACATTGAATACACCAAGTTGACGCAGTGGTCTACTGATGATGCACGTAAGGCTATCGTGAATAGCGTGCGTCGTCTTACAGCTACCGCGTTGGATGAACTGCGTAGGCAGTTGGACGCTCAGATGATGCAGGCCGGTGACGGTGTAATCGGCACTGTAACTACTGACGTTCCCGCTGGTGGTAGCAACGTAATTACTCTCACTACTGATGGATTCGGTGCTCGTCTGATGCGTTATGGTCAGACAGTGCAGGTGTTTGATGCTGCACTTGCAGTGAATCGTGGTAGTGGCGTAATCACGTTCTGGGATGTTGAAAACAAGGTAATCAACATCACGCCACAGATTGCAGCAGTTGCACCTACGGATAAGATTGTCACGAGTGGCATTTCTTCTCCGGCGTCACTGCCTGCATTGTTCGGTGTTCCTTACCATCATTCCAATGCAAGTGCTGGAACATGGTTGGGATTCTCGCGTTCGACTACTCCCGAAATTCGTGCTAATCGCGTAAATGCTGGTGGAGCTGCACTTACACTGCCTCTGCCACGTCTTGCGATTAACAAGATTGGGAACAGGGTCGGAATCGAGAATAACTTCTCTCCAAACGCATGGCTGCATCCGTGTCAGCAGCAGGCATATGAAGAGATTGGGCAGCTTGTTTCCATCATACAGAAAGCAGCCAAGGAAGAAGGGCTGAACATGTATTTTGGTGGAAGCAATATGCAGTTGGCAGGAGCACCTGTCAAGCCCAGTTTCAACTGGGATAAAACTCGTATTGACTTCGTTACTGACGAAGTGTGGGGACGTGGGGAAATTCTTCCCATTGGCTTCTACACTACGGATGGACGAAAGATTTTCGAGATTCGTGGTGCTTCTGGTGGTGTAGCTGCGGCTGAAATCTTCTACATGGTTGTAGGGATGCAGACGTTTGTTTCTAACCCCGCAGCGTGCAGCTACATCGACACGCTTGCAGTTCCGACTGGTTACTAAGGTAACTAGTTAGAAAGGTAAAGAGCAGACAATGCCTATTCCTGTTGGAGATTGGCAACAGCTATCCACTGTTCAGGGTCCAGACGCGCAGAAGCCACTAACAATTGCTTCTGCTGCTACCATTGCACCTCAGACTTTTCTGACGGTGCTTACGGGTAATGTTGCTGTTGTTAACATTACTCCGCCCGTATCACATGGACATATGTTGGCAATCCAGTTCGCTGGAGTTGCTGGTGTAACAGCAGCAGGAAACATTCTGACTGCTAGAGCCACAGTAGCAGGTGTAATCACGTTGTTTGTTTACAATCCTGTTATTGCAAAGTATATCCCTGTCGGGTCCATCACCTAAAACAAGGAATCTGTGGAGGTGGAGGATGATTCCTGGATATGGTTCTAGTCGATTAAAAGAAGAAATAGTTGCATCAGCAGCAACTATTCAGCTTAAAGCCGATTTGATTCGGCTAACTGGTGTAACGAACGTTGACACTATTCTTCACCCGCTTCAGGCTGGTAGGAATGGACTGTTGATTTTCGTGTATACTCCCGATGCAGGCGTCACGATTACTGCTGCTGGAAACGTAGCAGTAGCACAGGCGCTTGTAACTAATAGACTCTATGCCTACTGTTGGAGTCCTCAAGCAGCTAAGTGGATTCCACACGGCGTAGTGTAGGATGGATGGAGGGCGGTGGGGGATATAGTGTGGCCCCCACCGATTTTTATGGTTCCATTCTATTGAATAAAATAGAAATCATACACAGATTAAGAAGGTGCATTCATAATCTGCGACGTGTTACCAGTAGTTGCAAATTTCTTGGCGAGGAAACGGCTGACCTCGAATACGAATTAAATGGTACCGAAAAAGAATTAGCTGCACTCATAGACGATTACATGGCCGCGCAGATTGCACGTTACAACAGGGAAAGAAATAGACCAAGGAGGTAACATGGACCCAGGAGATGTAATTTCCAAAAGCATTAAGGACAATGAAACTTGGAATAGTTGTCCAGAATGTAAGAAGGACTGGAAGGACATTGTTGCTACTCCAGGAATTATTCATCGAATTCGACTGTGTGCGCGTTGCATAATGAAAGCTGAGCATGGCGGACCCAAAAGAAATAGACTACATTAATAAACAATTGGTTGACAATTTCGGTGTAGACACCGCAACTGGTAAACCAATTTTTCGTGTAGTCTGGGCTGATGACCAATTAGAAAAACGTCGAGTCAATACACTTGATTCAGGCGTTGAATTATTGTTCCCTGAAGTTAGGGAAGTAAAGAAATACCCTTACATGCAGGGTATGTATGTTTTGGAACGTCTAGTTCTCGTGCCTGAAGTAAACGAGAAAGATTTACCAACTCAAAAACAATCATATGAACCGATTTGGGCGTTCTGCACACATGAACGTAATCCGGTTCAACCTACATGGCCTGCTTCCAAATTCATTGTGGATACGTTGTATGCTGCAATGGGTAAAAAAAGTTTGGCTAAATATAAAGACGAAGAAAAAAATACTACTGAAGAAGGGAGACAACAGCGTATCAACGATTTACAGGATGAATTGTTCGGTGATGAGTCTGGACTAATGGGAAAGACTCATGCAAGTGTAGGAGAAGGGATTGTGGTTCCCTCAACGTATGAATCCACACAGGAGAAAGAATAATGTCTCAAGTTGGTGAATTTCCGGGACTACAGAATAACATTCACAGGCGAACTATTCGCGCTCCTATCAATCCAATGGATAAGAGCACAGTAGTTTCGATTCTTCCTAAATCAATCAGTGAACGTAAAGTCACTGTGCAGCCAGGTGTATTTGAAATTACACCGGGAAGTTTCGACAAGCCAGCAATTCTAGTGGTTGGTCCTTCGTCGTGGTGGAGAGAAATAGACGAAAATCAGCCACTACTTGAAATTCCTGTTTCTTCCATTCAGATTGCGGATTCAATTGTCCGCGACTACTGTAATGGTCTACTTGCCTGCAATATGGCAGACCAGATGCCGGGATTGTTTTATCTTCCCGGTGAATATACAGTAGAAAAACTGAAGAAGGAACAGCTTCCGTTGTTGCAGAAAGCGGCTGCACAACAGAAAAAGTGGTTCATGGAGCTTGTTAAGATTGCAGATATTCTGTGGTCGCGCTCCAATGGAAATCCTCTTTCCATTAGCGATGATGCGCGCCTAGCATGTCGTGAACTTAACATTCAAAATAAGCCGTGGCTTGGCGATATGCAGGCTGCAGAACTAATTCGCTGCGTTGCGTGCGGCGCTCTACGTAATCCGCAATTCCCAATTTGCGGAACTTGTAAAGCAATTGCTGACCCTGAACTTGCTAAGAAACTAAACCTCACGTTTGCTCAGTAGGAGAAAAGATGCCGATTAATGCAACTGTCACAGCTAAAACTGGACCAGACAGGACCGTAACTGCTGGCGTATTCAATGGCATTACCGGAATGCTGGTATTGCCAGACCGTAAGGTATTGCAGCTTTTTACAGGCGGCGATACCAATTCTCCACCTGCAAAGGAATTTGACCTGACGGCTGTTGCTAACTTTACTGTCGTCATTGCAGGTAACACCTGGACCGTTACCGTTTCGTAGGTAGACAATGCCTCCAGAATCCACTACGTCATTACGTGCAGGACAGGTAATGGACCGTGCAGCGGCATTAATGAATGACCCTGCAAAAACGGACTATACCTATGTCGCACAATTGCCATATCTCAATATGGCTATTGACGAATTGATGGAAGCTCTGGAAGAGGCAAATGCTTCCCCTGCGAATCAAACTTCTACAGCTATTACTGTTCCTATCGGAGCAAATAAGCTGACTCCTACTGAGGATGCTGAAACACCGCATTATCCTTATGACCTGATTGAAATTCAGGAAGTAGGTGAAAGAAATGCGGGAACTGACGACCCGTTCTTGCCGCTAAATAGAAGAGAGTTTCTTAGCTCATTTCCGGCTACGAACTCTCTTCTATTCTGGCATTGGGAAGACCAATACATTAAATTCAATCCGAATGGTGCAACTTCCATTCGTGAAGTTCAATTGAAATATGTTCGACAGCCTATCCAATTGGCACAGAATGAAAGTTCACTAATTGGAACAATAGGTAGTCGTAGTTATCTTTCCTATAAAACTGCCGCATTCTGTGCGATGTTCATTGGTGAGAATGAAACACGCGCGCAAGTGCTCGAAGCACAGGCGGAAAAAGCATGGGAAAGAATGCTTGGAATCAGTAACAAGGGCCGTCAACAGATTGTTACTCGTCGTAGACCCTTCCGTGCAGGTTATAAATCTCGTGGATGGTTATAAATGCCCGGACAGCGTGACCACGAACCTGTAGTTATTGAATCTTTCAATGGCCTCTGGGCAAGAGGTGATGCTGAATCTTGTCCATTAGACCATTTCATTCAAGCTGATAATATACAGTTTTTTCACTCTGGTTTCCAGACGAGAGATGCTGTAGATAAATATCAGACTAATCTCACTCCAATCGGTCGCATAGTTAGAGTCTATAACTATGTGATGCAAACTGGACAATCTCTTCTTGTATTGCGTGAAGGTGGAGATATCTTTCATGTAGTTAGCCCTACGGTTACGCATGGACCAATTCTCCAAATTCCAGCTATGACCGACTTTGGTTTTGTAGCCATAGCCGGTCGCGCATATATTACTCCTTTCACTTCTACTGCTGATACAAATGGTATTAATAGTGAAAAGGGACTTCAAAACAATTTCGTTTATGTTTACAAGGGAGATGGTTCACTTGCACGCAAGGCTGCTGGTTTTCCCCCGGTTAATGGTGGTAGAAAACAGCTTATTGCGTATAACAGTTCTACTGATGGTGCTGTTACTAAGGGTGTTCATGTTCTTGCGGTAGCATTTGATAATGGACAATTAGGACCAGAAGTTTTCGCCGTAGTAGAAGCTCCAGGTGATAAACAAATTCAAATTGAAAATATTCCTATTGGGATTCTAGGAACCACATCACGAACCATTGTGATGACGAAGGCTATTGACCCAAAGGATTATCTTGCTGACCAAACTTCATATACCTATTATACTGCACTAACTATTCCTGATAATAGCACTGTTTCAACTAAATTGAATATAGCAGATGCATCATTAGTAGCCGTGTATGCACCGGGAGCAGGGCTTCCACCTACAATTGGCGCAATGACGTTAGAAAATACTGATACAGATGGCTTTGTTGATTTTGGATTTCATCTAATTGGAGTAGTTTATGAAACTGATACGGGATATTTGACTGCACCCGGTCCTGAATTCTTTGGTGGAAATAGTTTTATCAATATCAAGAAGGCCGTTAAAGTTAAAAATATTCCAATTTCACCTAATACGTTCGTAACTAAACGTCATTTGGTCGCTACTAAATGGATTCCTGAATATAATGGCGACCAGAAGGGCTATCAATTCTTCTTTATTCCTGATGGGAATATCGACGATAACACTACAACTGAGAAAGTAGTTAATTTCTTTGATTCCGACTTGGTTTCTGATGCTTCACATCTCATTGATAACTTCAGTGAGATAAAAGCAGGTGTGAATCTCAATACTTACCACGGCAGAATGGTGCTTGTGGGTGAGTATGATAATCCATCTGTAGCTAGAATTAGTGCGCCTGGCGAACCTGAAGCAATTAATCAGGTTGATGGGTTGATTATTGCTCCATTGGACGGTAATCCTCTCACAAATTGCCAAGAATTCAGAGATATCCTCTATCTCTTCAAAAAAACGAGGACGCTTGCGTATAGCGATAATAGCGATGAACCATCTTCTTGGGAAGTTGATATTATCGACCAAGCAGTTGGCGCTCCGGTGCATGGAGTTGCTACGGTTCTTGATTCAGGGGGAGTAAACGTAGACTATTTGTTGATTGCCGATATCTCAGGATTCATGTTGTTCAACGGAACATATGCGCGTCCTGAATTATCGTGGAAAATCGAGGATTTCTGGTATAGTTTAACCAGAAACGATTTTCGTTTTATCCAAGTAGTCAACGATTCTATTACCAAGAAGATTTGGATTACACTTCCCCCACCTATTCGTCACGTTATGCTTCATTGTGACTATGGAAATGGTCTGGATGCAAAGAACGTGCGATGGGCTAAATGGATTTTCGATTCAAAGATTGCTACGGCAACTTTAATCGAGATTAACAAGCTCGTTTTAGGAGCGTTGGAACTCGCGTAATGGCTCCAGTCAACATTGACTTCGCTAATGCGCTAGATTTAGGCGCAGCACTACCTATCAGTAATGTTCAGAGTGACATTAATGATGCTGGTGTGAATTTTACTGTTTTTTACAAGTTTACTTGTCCTGCTAATCTCACAATGGTGTGGGCCTGGGCTACAAGTGAACAAACTTCTGGCTATACACCTAAATCAGTTCCATATGACCAGACACAAACAGAAATTCTGAATGAAAGCACGAGTATTCCTCCCGTTGTATTGGGAAATAATCCTATTCAATTTCCAGTTACACCGGGACAAGTTCATTACATTCAGGTTGTAAAGAATGCTGATACAGCTGGACCTGAACATGTAAATTTAGAAATTCGTGCAGTTCCAAATGAATCTGTAATTCCCGTTCGTGCAGTTATTATCAATGGTGATACACAAGGTGGACCACAACAAGCATGTGGAGTGTTTTCACCAGGAACAAACTATAGAGTAATCAAGTTTGTTCAAGGAGTAGCCGTAGGAGAAGCTGGTTGTATCACCAAAACGGGCTTAATTCTGTTTGATAATAGAGTTTTGGGTGATAGGAAAATAAAACTCTATGATGCTAACCTTGCTGAATTGGGAAATGATGCAATTCTAGCATTTGCTGACATTCGACGAAATCAAACAACTGGTTGGTTTTGGGTGAATGTTAAAGAGAATGCAGGATTTTCCAGATTATATAAGGTAGACCCAACTGTTCTACCACTTACTAAAACTTTAGTCGCAACAATTGCTGATGGAACAGGTAATCAACAGGGAATTGCGACTAATAATGCTGAAACTATTGCCTACTTTAGCCACAAT